TGGACTATTGTACCAATAAGCCATATTGACCCTTCTTGTTCTTTTGAGTTTTCTAATGCGGGCTCTACCGTAGACATTACCCATTCTTTAATCTCCCTTCTTCTATCTGGTGTTTTAGTATTTAATTCTGATTCAAAGTCATCAAGTATAATATTAGTATATCTTAAACCTAACTGAGAACGACCACGTAAACGTTGACTTGTACCTTTAGCAATAATTCTATCTCCCCTAGCTGTAGTAAACTCTTTTTCTGTCCATTTACTACCTTTTAAATCTCCGAAGTAATATTGTAAGGCAGGGTTAACATCTATGTGGTTTTGAATGTATTTAATATGGTCAATTGCTTGAGACTGTTCTTCAGATACCCAAGCAATAAATTGTTTCTTTTCTGGAGGAGCAAAGTATAATTGATATAATAACGCTGTTTTTGCTAATGTAGACTTTGCATGACCACGAGGTAATATAATGCAAGCTCTTTTTTCATCTCCTAACAACAAGTCGCTTAGCTCATACTGGTAAGGAGCTGGAGTAGATTTCATAAAATCTTCAGGTAAAAACATTTGACCAAAGGTTATAATGTCTTTTCTAGCTAGTTCTAAGGCTTGTTCTTTTTGTGACAAGTCCGGTGGAACTATATTAAATAATTCAGGCTTCTTGGAATTCTTTTTCATAAACCCTATCTAACATTTGTAATGTTTTTATTGAGTGCCAATCGCCATCAGGAACTTCTGTAAAAGAATTAGAACTTGCCCAAAGTTGTGGACCAGCTACGTATATCCAAGCTTTCTCCGTTTTTCCGTCATCCATATTAATAGGAGCTGTTGTTCTTATATATAGTCCATTTGCTACACCTTCATATTCATCGTACATATTAAGGTCTTCTGATGTAACATCTACTAACTCAACTACAGCACCTTTTCCTTTTTCATTTTTAATAACAGCGGGAAAAGATTGTGTTCCAGGGAAAACTAAACTAAATCCTTCTACTTTACCAGTATCGGGATATCCTCTTCTAAGAGTTCCATATACAGCCAACCTCATCAAGAATACCCTACTGTATTAGGTATTCCCATCTCCATAATTAAAAATTTTGGGGAATATATGGTTAAACAATTAAAACATTTAATACCGCTACAATCTTTTTTACGAGCATCCCATATATAAACACCAGTCTTTTTAAGAGGGTAGTGACATATATGGCATCTATTTTTCTTCGATATCTGCTTTAACTTCAGCCAATTTTTCGTATTTGGATTCTTGAATTGCATTTAGTTGCTCCTTGGAAAATCCTTGGAATAATGTAACAGATTCTGATTTTTTCTCAGTATCCATCATTCCGGATATTTTCATTAATGTTGTTAGTGCTGTAATCTTATCTCTATCGCTAGATTCAGATTTATCTATTACGTTTCTCATTTCTTCTAAAAGATACTTAGGCGTAATTTCTGCTTCGTTTAAATGCTTATCTACTTCTTCTCTAATCAAGTTTTTCACCCTATCGGTTTTTAGCAACAGTTTTGCTTGAGAAGCTGCATATGATTTCTTTTTACTAGGAAAAGCAGTCATATAAGCATCTACAACATCATCTCCCTTTGCTACATATTTAGCAAATAGAAATTCTTTTTCTGTTGCTTTTATTCTTTCTTTCTTACGTACTGAGGGAGATTTGCCATCTGTTGCAAATGTATGCATATTAGTACGCATTTCTCCCGTCATAGTAACGTTTGGACCACAAACAAAAGAACCTATTATAGTTCTAATAAATGTAGTCTCTTTTTTTCTGTCGGGTCTTTTTAATATCCCGACATACAGCACTTGACAAACCTGCCCATCATCTGACACAATCCAATCATCTACAGAAGCATGCCTCCAATCTTCACAAAGAGAAACGGAAGGGTTATATTCTGCAAACTCTTCTACATTATCAAATAAGTATTTAGTGTCGCCGTTTACTGTTCTTGTTTTCATAATTTAACTATTTTTCTTCTTTGTCGTCAACATCTTTGTTAAGTTCATCAACAACGAAGTTTATATAGTTATTCAAAAGAAAGCGTTTCTCCATTAAGTCTTGCTCTGCTTGTTGGCAAGCTGCTCCAAGTTGATTCGCTCTTAAAAACTGAGCTTTTGCTTCTTCTGATAATTCAGAATGTAAAAACTCATATTCTTTTTCATTATGCATGATTTTCATCATTTGTTCTTTTTCAGCCATTTCGTCTCCTATTATAGCGGGTTAACTGTAGGGTTGATGTATTCTTCTAGTCTTCTATGTAATTTTTCTAGAATTACTACATCAGCCACATTGTGTTCATATATCTTTTTTATAGACTTCTCGTCTCCCCATCTAGCTTGTGCCCAATATTTAGGCTCAACCCTTGTTTTTCCCTTTATATCAAAGAATTCAGTTGCTGCCATTAATGACGAGCTATGAAGCTTTAACTTTGATTTTACAGGATAATACAAGTCTTTATGAGATTTTTGGTTGTGTAACGGAAAAAATGTTCCGTGGTGTAAAGCTCTAGTCCTAATGAATGGAATATCAAAGTGTGTTCCATAATAAGTATATATAACATCATACTTATTCATTTCATCTACTAATAGCTCTAATATTCTAGCGTCTTGATTTTTGGACATAAGCTCTTCTCTTGTTATCCAAGCACCTTCTACCTTCTTATTACCTCTACCTTTTATACACCAAGACAACATTGTATCAATATTAGCACTGAAACCTGTTGATTCAATATCTAAGTAACCAATAGTCATATCATGTCCAGTAGAATATCTTTCAGGTTTTCTTAAACCTAAAGACTCTATCTTTCTACTCACTGCTTTATACGTTCTATTATATCCTTGTATTCTAATCATTTGATATAATTCGAATGCAGACTTGTTTGTTTTAGAATATTTATCTAAAATTTCAAGTTCATGTTCTGTCCACCTATTTATCGGCACTATCTACCTCTCTTAGGAAAAGCGGAAGAAAATAGTTTTTCTACTCCGTTTGCTACTCTATCCCAAAAAGATACCTTGCGAGTTCTCTTTGTGGTTGTTTTTTTAGCTTTAGCCATTATTTACCCCATTTCTGGTTTTTAACTATTAACGCCATCACTGCATATACAGCAGTATCTAAAAACGCGTCTTCTATAGGCTCGTTCTGTGCCTTGAAGTTATGTTTAGTTGATAGGTTAACTAGTCGGTTTATCTTATCATTTAACCTTACTATAATACCTAATAAGGCTATATTGACTTCTTCCTCTGATTTTAATTGAGTTCCCATAGCAATATTGCCAGGACCGTAGTCAAATTGTTTTTTACAAAATGTCATATACATAGTATTAAGTATCTTTTGAAATTCGTGTTCTGTTTCAGGAAAGTTCTCTTTTATATGTAATACTGTATTTTCAGCTGTTTCTTTTTTTTGTTCCATGTTTTGGAAAATCCTCCATATCGTGTTTATCTTCTAGCTTTCTTATTATGAATGCATCCAGTTGCTGTTGTAGCTTCTGAACCAACGCATAATTTCGCTGGTCTTTGGCTTTTATTATTTTTTCTGTGATTTCTTCCATAAATAGTCCGCTACGCCTAGTTGAAACAATCCATTGGAGATTGCATCTATTTTGCTTTCATCGTGCTCTAATCCATAATTATAGAACAATGCGTGTAATATCTCATGCATCAAGGTCTCTTTCTTTCTTGAATCGTGGATATCCTTATTAATAAGTATTAAATTCTCTTTTACTAGATGTCTGCCGTATAATTCTTTACTACTATCCTCATGTTCCAATGATAGTTCTAATATATTATAATCATGACCACCTATATGTAATCCCATTGTTTTTTTCTTCATAATACTCCCATATTGTTAATTGTGTATGCAAATTACATAAAAACTACTACACAAGTCAAATAAAACTTGTATTTTTGTTAAAAAAACGCACGACACGTCAATAACTCAATGTTCTTAGTACTCAATATTCTATATTTGGCTACAAATACAAAAAAAGGGTTAACAATAAAGAAATATATTGACTCAAGTAAAGCAAACAGACTAACTTTAGCAGTCCGAAGGACGAAAAAAAACACTAATGTTCGATGTTCAATAAATGCTTAAATTATTAAATCTTAATTTAAAATAATGTTCGATGCTCGGAGAGGGTGTTCCTAAAAAACAAATCGCAAAATTTTTGAAAGCCCCGAAATTTGTATTATATACCACTATAACCCCGAAATTTGCTACTTGGTTGAAAAATAGCAGGTTTTTGTGTGTCCCTTTTGTGTTTTAAAAAGCCGGCGGGGGTATTCCTAATTGGAAATTCCAAAAAAAGGTTGAAAATTTGGTTTTCTGATAACCTTCGTTAAATATTATAGATTCCTCGTCGCTATTTATTTTATAATAATCCTTGACTCTTATTATTACAATGATTAATATGTATCATGATATTAATTAAACTAAGAAAGGAGTCACAGATGACAACACTCGAACAAGAGTTGATTGCAATACTAGTATTTGTAGTCGTGGCATTTGTTTCTTATGTCTTATTTAGATTGTATGACAGGATACAGAACGTCGAAGCATCTAATAAAAGAAATAAGAAAGACATTGAGTATCTAAGTGATAAGATACTAGAACTAAGGAAATAACAACAACGGCGGGGGCTTCGGCTCCCGTCACAACGAAAGGAAATACAATGATTGAATTACTAATAATGGCTTTGATATTCAGTGTGCTACTTAACATAGTACAGGCACTGAGTGCGGAGTTTAGCAAGGGTTACAACCTAGGTATGAAGTATGCCAAGGATTGGGACCAGAGAGTTGAAGCACTGGAACGTGAGACATTCGAAGATGATGAGCATTGCGGACATGGTCAGTGTTGTAAATAGTAACCGAAGATACCCTGGGTGTAAAAACCTGGGGTATTTTTTTGTATATAATAATAAAAAAAAGCAATGAGCTGTATTGCTAGATAAATAGTGACTGCCTTTAGAGCTAGACTATAAGTGACTTAGTCTAGCTCTAACCCCCGACGATACCCATTATACCGGCTAAATTATAGCCGGTATAGGGGAACCCCGACGACGTCCTAAGAAGTCGGGGCTTTTGTTATATTATACCTTCCTAGACTCAAAATTGTCCTTTAATTGGGGCAATGTTTCAGTCTTTTCTGTTTCGCCGGTTTCGGCATTTTTAAGGGGCTTTGTAAAAGTCATTACACCCTCATGTTTACGTATTAGAGAATTTAACTCTTTCTCTCTTGATGAATCCTGAACTAGTTCCAAGATTCGCTTCCCGTCTTTTGAGACGGCTTTATCGTTGCTTTGTGCCAACTTCGACGCGTTAGCAACAACACGTCCTTCATTTGTAGCCGGAACGGAAACGGAGACATTAAAGTCTTTCATTTCCTCTGCTGTTATACCTTTGGCTTTCAGTAATTCAGCTAATCCCTGCGTTATTTTGTTACTCATACCTATAAAATAGTCATTTCTAACATAAGGCACAAGGATTATTTTGTCTTTTATAATCTTTTCTTCTTTTTATATCCTGTGAGAATCCACCCGTAAGCTAGACAATAGCTGAAAGCTAGACTTTCGCCTAGCTTTCAATCCACCCCGACAAAATAGTTTAGGCTGGACAAAATAAACCCGAACGTCACTTGTTATTGTCGTCAAAAAGTTGTATATTTTGCTATGCAAATAATTACATCTACAACGCATTTCAAAAACGACGAAAGGAAATAATATGTCGGAAACAATGAAAAAGACTATTACTGATAAATGTCCTTGTTGCAGTCAGTTATGGACACGAGAAATCGACGTCCCGAAGCCAAAGGTAGGAATTGAGGTTTATGCAATAGAAGACAATAAAGGAAGGGTAGACGTTACAATAGAGCTTGTCCGTCCTATGTATCAAGACAAAGCAGGAGACGTAGACGTATTCGAAAGCATGTCTAAAGCAGAGTCAGACGTAGTCATTGCCCTTTACGCTAAGAAGTATTTAAAGGACAATACAGTATTAAGAGTCGATAGCAATTATATGGACAAATATGAGACACACAGCCGAAGACACGTTCTAGAAACGTCAAACGTAGAAAAAGGACTTAAAAGTCTACGCAAGGCAAAGAGACAATCAAGACGTAACAGACAGATTGACGGGTAATGTCTAACCCCACAAAACAGACAAAAGATTTGATTAAGACTTTGTATATAAACAATAAGCTAGACTCGATGTCTAGGAAAGAGAGAGGACATAATGTGTAAAGTATGTGACGAGAATAAAAGAGACGAAAATGGTAAGATTATAATTAGAGGTAGGAGAGTAAATTATAATCTCGGTATTAACTTAGAGACTAGAACTCTTTTTAAGAACTTAATAACGTGGTGCGAATGTGTAGACACTTGCGACAGGTTATATAATCTAGTCATAATGATTGAACGTAAACTAGAAGAA